TGCGTCGTGAATCCGAGCCGCTGCGAGCCCTCGGGGCCCTCCATGCGGACGAAGTTGAACTCCTTACCCCGCACCTCGCCGGGTTCGGCCGTGAAGTCGTAGCGGTCGAGGCCCCGCCAGATCGTGATCTTCTGGCCGGTGCGCAGGAGGCAGGCGACGGCGTACTTCAGGCCCGTGCCGAAGAAGCCGATAGGGTTCTCGCCCTCCTTGGCGCTGACGCCCATGGTGGTGACGGCCTCCAGCGGGATCAGGCCGGGGTTGGTCAGGCTGACGATCTGGCTCATCACGCCACCTCCGCCAGCTTGCCGTCCGCGATCAGCAGTTCGGCGATGGCTTCCTCGACGGCCTGGGCTTAGGCACAGCCCATCGGCGCCAGAACCCGGAGCGCCCGGCCGATGGCGTCGGTCTGGACCCGCTCACCCGGCCGGCCGAAGCCGCTGTAGTAGAAGTGGGCGTAGTGGGTCCGCAGCGCGTTGGCCTCGGCGGGGTAGTCCGCCTCCAAGGCCTCGATCGCGGTGAGGACGCGGCCGCGGGGAGAAGCCCGGAACGCCCGGCGCTCCTCGGCCTGGCGCTCCAGCCGCGCCGCAACCGCCTCCACCGTCTCCACCTTCGGAGCCGGGTTCGTCATCGCGGACCAACAGACCCCGGTCCTGTGAGCGGCCCGGCGAGCCTCCTGTTCGGAGACGATCTCCCGGGCGGTGTCGAAGAAGGAAGGCATGGCGTCCTCTCTGGGTATGAGGACACCCTAGTACGAACTTTCGTAGCCTTCAACAGGAAATGCGAAGTTTCGTAATCGCGGGACTACGAAAAAGCGGTCGCCTCCTGCGCGACCGCTTCCAGGTAGTGCGCTATGGTTGTGCTATATGTCGGGGGCGACGTTTTAGCGCGCCTTGCGGCCGGGGCTGAGGCTGGCGAAGGGCAGGGCGCGCAGCACCACCACATCCTCGATCAGGTCGGCGCCATCCCAGCTTTCGAGGTTGTAGCGGCCGGGCACGTACCCACGGCGCAGCTTCTTGAACAGCCGCCGACCGTCTTCCAAGTCCACGAGGCAGGGAGAGTTGACCAGTTCGTCGAGCGGCAGTTGGGCGCGCCGGAAGACGACCACCCAGCCGGGCTCGGCCGGGGGCATACTGAATCCCTCGATCTCAAACGCCACGTACTCTTTGTCTGGATCGATACCTGGCGGCAATGCGACCTCGTACATCGGAGCTTCGGTATAGTCCGATAGCGGATAGACGTCCGCCCTGGCTCCTATCTTTCCCCACACGCCAACCTCACGTCTCAAACCTTGCTGAGAGGTGAACAGCACCTCTACCGGCACTCCGAACGCCTCGGCGATTTTCTGCTCGTTGGCGCCCTTAAGGCTCTGCGACTTTCCGTCCAGGTAGCTGTAGAGGGTAGTGGGGGGGATTGACGCGCGGCGCGCGACCTCGGCGGCCGAAAGCTCCATAGAAGCCATCCACTGCTTGAAGGCCGCGCGGCGATTCTCGTAGCTCATTCGAAGGGTGTGGCCGAAGGGTACGAAGTTTAGAACTACGGAGTTTCGTTCCGGCCCTTGTGCGGTCCTACGAAAGATCGTAGTGTCTGGCGCATGTCGGAAATCGCCAGCGCCATCGAACACATCCGGGCCGTCGCGAATGAGCACGGCTTGCCCGAATTGGCCCGAGAGGCCGGCGTCCCCTACTCGACGGTTCATTCCTTCGGAAAGCGGGGCTGGTCGAACAAGCATATCGAGGTCATCGAGAAGCTGAGCGCCGCCGCGAAGCGGCTGGCCGAAAAAGGCGCCGCGTGATGGCGGCGGGCTACGTCTATTTCCTGGTCGCGGACGCAGCCGGCCTTGTGAAGGTCGGGCGCACCGCTGATCCCGAAGGGCGGCTGAAGACGTACGCTTCCTGGTCGCCCGTGTCGCTGCGCTTGGCGGCGACCCTGCCGGGTGGCAGCCACTTGGAGCGCCGCTTCCACGCCGCTTTCAAGGTCAACCACAGCCATCACGAGTGGTTCTTCCTGACGGCTGAGATCGCAGGCGTCATCGATCGCATCGCCGCCGGCGGCTTCGACATCGACACCCTGCCGCCGCCAGCCTCGCTGGCGAAAATCAGCGACGGCTGGTCGGCCCAGAAGCGCACTGGCATTGCCCTGAAGGCGAAGGCCTCGCAGGCCACGTATGAAGCAAACGTCGCCTTCTCGGCCGAGACGCGGTGGGCCTACGACAGTATCAGCGGCCTCACTGGTGAGGCCTGGGAGCGCGCCGCGCAGGTCCTGCGCAATCACGCCCGAGAGCCGCTTGTCTTCGGCGTGAAGCAGCCCGCCCAGGACGCGGCCTGATGCCCGTCGCGACCTTCCAGCGACTCTATCTGCACCACGGCCCCGGCCCCGAGCACGCGGCCACGCCGCAGTTCGTGGAGAACGTGATCCGCAGCATGAACGAGGCGGCATCGTCTGACGCGCCCTTCAAGGTGCGGCTTCGGATGGATGATGGCTCGGCCGTGGTGCTGAAGCCGAAGCGGGGGCGTCGATAGATGCCGCGCCACGCCTGCGATGACTGCGTTCACGCTTGTCGCGAGGGCTGCGCCTTCGTGCGCGCTGACGAGCAGCCGTACTTCCAGGCGTTCCGCGTTGCCCACCGGTTCGCTGGCGACGACTGGCAGACCTGGGATTTCGTGAGGTGGATTGGCAACCAGTGGGCGGCGTTCGAGCGCGCTCACGGTTACCCGTACGATCACTTCCGGTCCGCGCGGCGCGATGAGTTCCAGGCGTGGCTTTTCGCTGAAGTCGGCCATCCGGGCGCCGCCTGATGCCGGCCGCCTTGCCCTTCGAATGTGCGCTGTCGGGCGTCCCCTGGCCCGTCGCGCAACAGGCCCTGGCGCTTTCCAGTCGGCGCCGGGGCCGACCTCTTGCCCGGTCACTGGCCGGAAATGCGAACGGGAGGAGCGTTGGCGCGCTCCCCCATCGCCTGTTCCAGCGCCCGCTTCGAACGAGCGCTATTTACGTCCGCAGCGGCCAGGAAGGTCTCCGCCGCCTGCGGGAAGTCTCGGGCCGCAGCGCTGAACGCGCCGGCCCTGATCGCGAACTCTACCGCCTTCTCGATGCCTCCCATCCTCTGCCGGGCTCCTGTCCCGCGTCCAACCGTCAGGTCCAACCATGACGGTGACTGCGATGAGCCTACAGACCCTCAGAGGCACAAAACTCGCCCTTGATAAGCGGCGGCGGGACGCGCTGGCGACCTACGCCATCCAGGCCGCCGAGGACGCCGGCCAGCCCCCGCAGACGTGGGTCCGGCAGACCTGGGGCCTGAAGGACTACGAGGCCAAGCACCTGCTGAAGGGCGACGCCTCGGAGGCCACGTTCGAGCGCCTGCTGAAGCGCCGCGGCCCCCACTGCGGCTGGCGGCTCGCACTGCCGATCCTGGGCGCGATCATCGGTGAAGACCTCGCCGACCACTTCCAACGAGAGAAAGCAGAGGTCGCGCATGAGCGAGCCCGATACGCGGCCGAGGAAGCCCGCATTTCTGCCCTGGAAACTCACGCTCGCGAGCGCCGGGCCCTTGGCCGTGTGGCTGCTGGGCAAGGCGCTGTGCAAGGCCGGCGCGCCGATGGTGAACCTGGGCTGGCAGCTCCGCGAGTGGGCGGCCGAGCGGCTCGCTGACTGAACCCCCGACGCGTCGGCGGGTCGCCCGGCGCAGAGCACGAGGAGTCGAGATGGCTCGAGCGAAGAAGAACCCGCCCGGCGTCGGGCACAATCACCGTGACCTCAACGACGAGGAGCGCGGCGCCCTGGTGACGTCGTTCACCACGCGCCTGATCTCGGCCGGCAAGGAAGTCGACCGGCTGTCGGCCGAGCTCGGCAGCGCCCGGAAGGTGGTCAACGGCATCTTCAAGCTGGTGGCCAAGGAGACGGGCTACACCCGCAAGGAGTTCGAGGCCGAGGTCATCGCCAACCTCGACAAGTCCGAGGAGGAGCTGATCGCCTCGGAGCGCCGCCGCCTGCAGCTGCAAGCCGACGCCGGCCTTCGCTCGGGCGAGCAGCTCGACCTGATCGAGCGCATCAACGACACCGTGGACGACGCGATCGCCGCCGAGGCCGCGGGCTACCGCGCCGGGCGCCGGGCCGACGAGTACAAGCGGCCGGACCACATCGACCCGATCTTCGAACAGGACTGGCTGCGCGGCTACACGCGCGGGCAGGAGGTCAACGCCAAGGCCGAGGCCATGGCCGCCGAGATCCTGGCCCGGCCGAAGCCCGGCGAGATGGCGGCCGACACCGACGCCGAGGACCAGGCCGACGACGAGGATCCGACCGACCCCGAGGTGATCCGCCGGAAGGCGAACGCGCTGAAGGATGCCGGCTGGGCCGAGCCGACCGGCGACGAGCAGCAGTTCGACGACGCGGCCTGACGATGGGGTGGGAGGCCGACAACATCCTGACGCTCTCGATGCGCGGCGTGCCGAAGGGCTGGTCGCGCGCCGGGCACCGCATCGCGAAGAGCGGGAAGCGCCTGTACGTGCAGACGTACACGCCGCCGCCGATGCGGGCCTACCAGGAGAGCATCAGGAAGGTGGCGCGCGAAGCGATGGGCGACCGCCCGCCGCTCGAGGGCGCCTTGTCGGTCTCCCTCCGCTTCCGCCTGCCGATCCCGAAGAGCGAGACGAAGCGGCGTCGCGAGGCGATGGCCGCCGGCGAGATCGCCCACACCACCAAGCCCGACAAGGACAACCTCACGAAGGCCGTTTACGACGCGCTGAACGCCATCGTCTGGATCGACGATGCGCAGATCGCCCGGGGCTTCCAGACCAAGGTCTACGCCGAGAAGCCGGGGATCGACATCCGCGTCGAGGCCTTCGACCCGCAGGGGGAAGGCGCATGAGCAGCTACATCGACCACTTCGAAGCCGTCGTCGCGAAGGTCGACACGGTGGACGGCGGCACGGCCTGCCGCACGGAGGGCCGGCTCGTGCACTCCTGGGCCGCCTTCACCGACGCCCGGCTGGCCTGGCTCTACGGGCCCGATCATGCCGCCGAGCGCGCCCTCGACACCGCACTCGACCTCGCCGCCTGGAACCGCCTCGGCGCGGGGAGGGCCGCAGCATGAGCGCCCGTCACGGATACGGCGAGCGCCGCCTCCACCCGGCCGGCTGGACGGACGAGCGCGTGGCCAACCTCAAGCGCCTCTGGACCGAGGGGAAGTCGGCGGGGGAGATCGCGAAGATCCTCGGCGGCGGCGCGACGAGGAACGGCTGCATCGGCAAAGCGAGGAGGCTGGGTCTCCCGCCCCACAGCGCCTACGTGAAGCGCGCCAACCTGCGTGCCGCCTCGCTGCACACCGGCAAGCGTTCGAAGGCGCCGCCGAAACCGCAGCTGATCGTCGCCGGCAATGGCGCCGTCATCGAGAAGGCCGAGGCCCCGCCGCCGCGCGTCGAGCTGCCCATGCGCGACGACAAGCCGGGCCCGCACGCCTGCACGTTGGTGCAGCTCGCCGCGCATGCCTGCCGCTGGCCGATCGGTCCGACGCTCGCCCCGGCCGAACTCTTCTGCGGCGAGCCGCTGGATCCGCAGCGCGACACCGACCGGCCGCCGTACTGCCGGCAGCACATGGCCCGCGCCCACCAGCCCGCGCAGCCGAACAAGAAGCGGTCGGCGAATGAACTGGCGAGGAGCCTGCGCAGATATGTCTAGCGCCGGCCCCTCTTGGATCGTCCCCATCGAGTGCGTCCGCGCCTCCGCCGACCTGCTCGGCATCTCGATGCTGGCGAACCTCGCCCACCGTCACGCGGAACTCCGCCCACACGCCACCGTCGAGCTCGGCGGGAACGGCTTCGTCGCGACCGTCCACTACCAGCTGCCCGGCTATGTCGAGCGCACCGAGCAGGTGCACGTCGGCCTGGCCTGGGCGCCCCAGGAGAACCGGCTGTGATCCGCCGCTGTCCCCACTGCCAGCAGCAGATGCCCGAGCCGGCGAAGCTGGTGCGCGCGTGCCGCGACTGCGGCCAGCCTATCCGCCGCCACGACAAGTGGACCTGGGCGGAGCGCGGCGGCGTCCTGACCTGCGTTCATCGGCACTGCGACAACCCCCAGAGCTACCACCCGAAGGGCGCCGAGCCTGTCGCGCCTGCGCCGCTGTTCGACGCGGAGGGTGCGCAATGAGAGCGACCGCCCGTGGCCCGCGCGTGACCGCCTCCGACCTCGCCAACCGCCGCCTGCGCGCCGAGAACGCCGCGCTGAAGGCCGCTCTGCAAGAGAGCGAGGCGCTGAAGGCCGAGCTGCACGCCCAGCTGGACCGGGCCAATGCGGCCTGTGTCCGTCTGGCGAAGCGCCTGGCCAGCTTCGGCACGATCAGGAGGGCAGCTTGAGCGCACCCCCGTACATGAAGCTGTACGTCGCGGACTACCTCGGAGACACGCATCACCTGAGCGTGGTCGAGCACGGCGCCTACATGCTGCTGCTGATGGCGATGTGGCGCGCAGGCGGGAGCCTGCCGGCGGCCGACGCCAACCTTGCGCGGCTGGCCCGCTGCACGCCCGATCAGTGGGCGGAAATCCGCGATGTGATCCTGCCGTTCTTCCGGCGCCGGGGGGGCAAGATCACCCACAAGCGGATCGCATCCGAGATGGCGAAGTACGAGGACACTTCCGGTAAGCGTTCAGCGGCAGGAAAACGGGGTGGTCGGCCAAAAGCCAATGAAAACAACGTCGGCGGAGAAGCAAAAGCTTATGCTGCCGAAAGCAATAGCCGACATAACCAGAACCAGAACCAGAACCAGAACCAGATAGAAGAAGAAGAGTCTGGCGCTCAGGTCCTGCCGTTCGCTGAGGTCGGCAGCGAGGCTGCCTCCCCGAAACGCGGATCCAGGCTCAAGCCGGACTGGCGCCCCGCCGCCGAGCTGATCGCGTTCGCCATGCGGGAGGGGTTCACCGAGCGCGAAGCCGACCAGATGGCGGAACGCTTCCGCGACTACTGGACCGCAGCGCCAGGCAAGAGCGGCGTGAAGCTCGACTGGGCGGCGACCTGGCGGAACTGGGTGCGCACGGAGGCCGCCCGCCGGCCAGCCCGCCGCGTCGCCGCCGGCCCGCGCCCGGATTGGTGCGACTGATGACCAGGGGGTTCCAACATGACCGGCGAGGAGAAGGCGCGGGCCGAGGGGCTCACGCTGAAGTCGGCCGACTACCGACAGCCATGCCCGCGATGTTCGGCCAAGCGGACGAAGCCGAACCAGAAGCTGCCGTGCCTGCACGTCACGGTGCTGCGGGGGGAGGTCCGCGCGAAGTGTTTCCACTGCGACTGGGGAGCCGTGTTCAGCGATGACGATGAGCGACGCCGTGATGCGCAAACTCGAGGCGCGGGGGCTGGACGTGGAGCTCGCCGACCGCATGGGCTTCGGCAGCGCACAGCGCGGGGGTGGTGAGTGCCTGGTGATCCCGTTCAAGCGGGAGGGCCAGGTGGTGCGCCGCAAGTACAAGAGGATCGACCCCGCTCCCGGCGAGAACCCCTACACGCAGGACAAGGGCGGGATCCGCTGCGCCTGGAACGAGGACATCCTGCGCGAGACCCGGCTGGCGGGCCGCCCGCTCATCATCACCGAGGGCGAACTCGACGCCCTGGCTGCAATCCAGTGCGGGTTTGAGCGGACCATCAGCGTGCCGGACGGCGCCCCGCCGCCGGGCGAGCGCAGCAAGGACGAACTCGAGGAGGGGTCGAAGTACGCCTGGCTCGCCGAGCTGAAGCCGCTGCTGCACAAAGACCACGTCCCAGAAGTCATCATTGCGGCCGACGGCGACGAGAACGGCGCCGCCCTGTTGCAAGACCTTTCGGTCCTGCTGGGCCGATACCGCTGCAAGTTCCTCCGCTACCCGAAGGCGCCGCGCGATGAGCGCGATCGGCTCGGCCGGCATCGCTGCAAGGACCTCAACGAGGTGCTGCAGTTCTACGGCCTGAAGGGTGTCGTCGAGACGATCAGCCGAGCGGAGTGGCTGCAGGTCGATGGCGTCTACCGGATGAGCGAGCTGCCCCCGGTCGCGACCCAGCCGGTGTACGAGATCGGGTTCGATGCGTTCGGCGATCACTTCAAGCTGCGGCCCGGTGACTTCTCGGTGTGGACCGGGATCCCCAGCCACGGGAAGTCGACGTTCCTGAACGACGTGATGTGCCGGGTGTCCGAGCTGCACGGCCTGCGCATCGCGTGGGCGTCGTTCGAGCAGCGGCCGCAGACCGACCACCGCCGCTACCTGCGGACCTGGTTCCTGCGCGCGAAGCCGAGCCAGTGGTCGCCGGCTGACATCGAGGCCGCGGACGCCTGGATCGACCGCAACCACCTGTTCCTCTACCCGAAGGAAGACGACGACGTGACGCTCGACTGGTTCCTCGAAAAGGCCGAGGTCGCCGTCGTGCGCCACGGCGCGAAGGTCATCGTCGGCGACCCGTGGAACGAGATGGACCACGAGTACGACATGCGGTCGATGACCGAGGCCCAGTACATCAACGGGGCCATCAAGGAGCTGCGCCGCTTCGCCCGCGCCTTCCAGGTCCACCTCGCCATCGTGGCCCACCCGACGAAGCTGCCGCGGCAGGCCGACGGGAAGTACCCGATGCCCAGCCTCTACGACATCAACGGCGGGGCGGTCTGGCACAACAAGGCCGACCTTGGCGTGGTCGTTCACCGCGAGACCGAGGACGACACCCGCGTGAAGACGGCGAAGAGCCGCTACCACGACATCATCGGCAAGCCCGGCTCCGTCCTCATGCAGTTCTGCGGCGATGACCGCCGCTTCCGCGAAACCGAAAGGGGCCTGCTGTGACCGAAGCCGAAATCGAAGCCGTCGCCATCACCACGGGCCTGCTGCTCGACCAGCTGCAGGACCGGGGCGGCGAGGGCGACGCCCTGATCCGCAACGCGCTGGCCGCGATCGGCGATCTGCTCGCGGAACGTGGAGGCATCGCACTCATGTCGCAGGTGCTCGAACGCGTCCTCGACCAGAAGCCCGAGGCGGAGGGCTTCCGCGAAGGCGTCCTCGACGCCGCCTTCAGCGGCTTCGCTGGCTGGGGCTCCTGATGCGGGCCCAGACCATCAAACGCCCGCCGTCGCCGGCCGAGCGCCAGAGACGGGCCGTCGCCACGGAGCTCGCCGACAAGGCCTTCGCCGCCTTCGTGGCGACCCTGCCGACCGATTCCCAGACGCGCCGGCTCGCCTGCGAGCGGCTGACCAGGCTGACGGGCGCCCAGGTCGCGGTCGATCACGGCGAGGCCGCGCTGCACTGCGCGCTGAGCGGGGCCGTCGTCGCCGGTGCGCCGGCATTCGAGGGTGAGCGGAAGACGAGCGCGGCCGAGGCGCTGTTCTCGAAGGGAGAAGGCTGATGGGCGAGCAGACCGCCATCGAGTGGACGGACCACACCTGGAACCCGTGGATAGGCTGCCAGAAGGTCGGCGCACCATGCGACTTCTGCTACGCCGAGGAACTGATGGATGCCCGCTATGGCCGGGTGGTCTGGGGGCCCCACGGAGAGCGCGTCCGAACGGCGACCGGAACCTGGGCCAACCTGCGGAAATGGGACCGCGCCGCGGCTCGCGCCGGTGAGCGCCGGTTCGTCTTCTCGCTCAGCTTGGGTGACATCTGGGACAACAAAGTCCCGCCGGCATGGCGCCGAGAGGCCTTCGACGAGGCGCGCGCCTGCCCGAACCTCGTGATGCTCTACCTGTCCAAGCGGATTGGGAACGCCGTCGCGATGGCTGAAGCGGCCGGCGGCCTGCCCCCGAACGCGGCGCTCGGCGCCACCTTCGGCGATCAAGACGACTACAGCCGCGACGCGCCGAAGCTGCGGCAGGCGGCCGACAAACTCGGCGCCCTGTTCACCTTCGGGAGCTTCGAGCCGCTGTTAGGCCCGGTCGAGATCGACGACAACGCGCCCGACTGGATCATCGTCGGTGGCGAGAGCGGCAGAAACGCCCGCCGCATGGACCTGGAGTGGGCGCGCTCCTTGAGGCGCCAGGCCGACGCGCTCGGCCGGGTCTTCAACTTCAAGCAGGTCGGCGGCCGAACGGCTGACAAGGGCGGCCACGCACTGGACGGCGTGACCTACTTCAACCGTCCCGGTGAGGCGCTGTTCAGGAAGGGGGCCGACGATGAGGTCTGATCCTGCTGCGTGGGAGCCGTGGTCGACCGAGGCCACCATGGTGGCCGACTTCACGGCCTGGGCGCAGCACCACGGCTGGACCGTGTACGCCGAAACCGCGGGCTGGGATCTCCTGCTGGTGCGGCCGGCCGACGGCTTCCAGATCGGGGTCGAGGCGAAGCTGCGGCTCAACGTCGAGGTTCTGTGCCAGGCCATCGGCCGGGAGAGCCGCTATAGCCGCGGCGTCGGACCGGACAGCCGCGCGATCCTAGCGCCGCGGCCGAAGACGCAGAACGGCCTCACCATGCTGGCCCGCCATCTCGGGGTCGTTGTCGTCACCGGCTCTGCGCCGGACCGCTACGCCTTCGGCGACTGGAAGGGGCCCCGGTTCGGGCCGGACCTACCGTCGATCGACAAGCGGTTCGTGGTGACCGACGACGAACTCAGCCAGTGGGGCTGGCCCGAGCTGTGCCCGGATCAGCGGTGCGCGCTGCCCGACTACGTGCCCGACGTCACGGGAGGCCACTCCGCGCCTGTGGCGCTGACGCCCTGGAAGGTTCAGGCGATCAAGGCCGCCATCGTGATCGAGGTCGCCGGATACATCACCCGGGCCGACTTCAAGGCGCTGAAGATCGATCCCTCGCGCTGGACGCAAGGCTGGCTCGAACCGCTGGGCGGCGGGCGCTGGGCTCCGGGCGAACGACGCCGGCCGCCCAACTTCAAGGCCCAGCACCCCGTGAACTACGAGCAGATCAAGGCCGACCTCCCGAAGTGGCGGGTCGGGGTTCCGACGCTCGAAAGCCCGCAAGCCTCCCTCCTCGGAGACGCCGCATGACCAAGACCAGCCCCAGCACCCAGGCGGCCCAGGAAGTAGCCGCCACAGAGCACGAGTTGGCCGCCGCTGTCGCCGCATTCCAGGGAGCGGTCTTCCGGGGAGACGCCGCTCGCCTGCGCATCGCGACCGAGGCCGCGCACGCCGCCCTTCAAGCCCACCTCGACGCCAAGGCCAGCGCCTGGGCCGTCACCAAGCGGGAGCACGGCCTTTGACCAAGACCGCACCCACCGACCCGATGTTCAAGCCCGAGTTCGAGGGGGAGCGGCCGAAGGGCACGCTGAGCGGGCCCGAGAAGCAGCAACTGCGCTTGGTGAAGGCCGCCGTGATCGACCGGCTGCACAGAGCCATGCTCACGCAATGCGCTGTGGACGGACCCGAGGATCTAGGCCTGCGCGCCGGCGGCATCCCCGAGAACCTGATCGAGTTCAGCGACCTTGTAGGTCAGGAGAGGGCCGAGGCGGAGCCGGCGCGGTTCCGGCCCACAGCCGCGGACGTGACTGACATGCCGAAGGCTCTGGCTCTGCTAGACGGCCTCAAGAAGCACTTCTACACCGTGGTGAAGATGCGGGCCCTGAACGAGTTCGCCGTGGAGGAGGGCGAGGAGGAGCCATTCCCCTGGTCCGTCATCGGGGAGCACTACGGCTTTTCCGGCCGATGGGCTGAGTCGGTCTATGACGCGGCGATCGTACTGGCGACGCGCCGCGCCGGCCTGCTGCCCATGACCTCGCGGGACTTTGCAGTCGTCGGGATTGCAGTCTGGGTGGACCGCGAGGGCTGGCTCACCAACCTTGGCACCGCCGCCAGCCCCCGCGCCGCCGTCTCAAACCAGCGAGCCAAGAGTCCGATCCCGCTGACAGAGGCATTCGCGGTCTGGGTGCCGGGCGAGCAGGTTGCCAAGCGCGTTGTGGCGGAGCTGCGGCCTCGCCTCCGCGGTCTTCAGGACCACAACGCCTGGTTCAAGGTGAACCCCGAGACCCTGAAGGTGGACATTATCGAGAAGGCCCGGGAGATCGGCGCCGACTGGATGCTGGAGGAGCTCGCGGTTCGCGGACCCGATGCAGAGGACGTGGCGGCATAGACTGGGGCGCAACACCGCACGAGTTCCATAGCTATTGACTTGGTCGTAGCTTTCGGCATTTTCCCATTAAGCGCGGCGTAGCTGCGTCTGGACGGCCCCGGAGCGATCCGCGGGCCGTTTTTCGTGCCCGACCCCCTCCATGTGCGGCGCTGCGGCAAAGGCTGGCTGGGGCAGGGGCGCGAGACCCTCAAACATTCATGGAAATCAAATGGCGCAACGTGGCGGCGCTCGCCCCGGTGCGGGCCGTAAACCAGGCGCAGTCTCAAGGGCCAAGCGCGAACTCGCCGAGGTGGCGAAGGGGCATGCCGAGGCTGCGCTTCAGGTGCTGGTCGACATCGCGCGCAACACCAAGGCCCCGGCCGCAGCGCGTGTGAGTGCGGCGCAGGCGATCCTCGACCGTGGCTATGGCAAGCCGACCCAGGCGCATGACGTCGAGGCTTCCGTCTCGGGTTCGGTGACGGTGCAGTACGTGACCGCGCCCTCGGGGCCGGCGCCCGAGCCCGACGACGAGGACTACGAGACCGACGAGTGAAGTACGAGCCCATCCCGGCGTTCCGGTTCCTGACCGAGAAGCCGCTGGGGTCGTACCGCTTTCGCGCCGCGTACGGCGGCCGGGGCTCTGCGAAGTCGTGGTCTGTTGTCGACGCCGCGATCTTCCACACGGTGACAACGCCCAGGCTGCGCACGGTCTTCCTGCGCGAGATCCTGGCGAACCTGACCGAGTCGTCGATCGAGCTTGTCCGGAACCGGCTCGAACACTTCGGCCTGCTGCCCGGCTATTTCCGAGAGGTCGGCAACACCTTCATCGGCCGCGGCGGGCAGAAGATCCTGTTCATCGGCCTGTGGAAGGGCGGCAAGCCCGAGGGCATCAAGTCCCTGGAAGGCGCCGGCCTGACGATCCTCGAGGAGGCGCAGGAGGTCCGGCAGGCGTCCCTGGATGTCCTGCTCCCGACGATCCTTCGGACGGCGATCTCCGAGCTGTGGGCGATCTGGAACCCGCGGCTGCAGACCGACCCTATCGACGTGTTCTTCCGGGGGCCGGTGAAGCCTCGGCGGGCGGTCGTCCGCAAGATCAACTACGACAAGAACCCGTTCTTCCCCGACGCCCTGCGCGAGCTGATGGCGCTGGACTTCGCGAAGAACAAGCTGCGGGCGGCCTGGATCTGGCTCGGCGGCTACATGCCGTCGGTCGAGGGCGCGATCTGGACGCGCGAGGGTCTCGACAAGGCCTGGCAGATGGGCCGGCTCGCGGAGAGCGGCTGGGGCAGGGTGGTGGTCGGCGTCGACCCCTCGGGCGGTGGCGATGACGTTGGCATCGTGGCGGTGGCGGAATACGGCGACGGCGCGATCGTTCTGGAAGACGCGACCTGCCCGGCGAGCAGCCCCGGCGCCTGGGCCACGGCCGTCGCGAAGTGCGTCGACCGCTGGAACGCGGACTGCGTGGTCGCCGAGAAGAACTTCGGCGGGGACATGGTCGCGGCCAACCTGCGCGGCGCCAACGTCGATGCCCGCGTCGTCATGGTTCACGCCAGCCGCGGCAAGCACGTCCGAGCTGAACCCGTCGCTGGCCTCTACGACCAGGGCCGCATTCGCCACAAGGAACAGTTCCCACTCATGGAGGCGGAGATGCTCATGACGACACCCGCCGGCTACCAGGGTGACGAGTCCCCGAACCGCATGGATGCGCTCGTGTGGGCCGTGACGGAGCTGAAGCTGCCGACGACGTACCAGTACAACCTCCTCGACGTGGTCGAGTAGATGCAGGTCATCGACAGCCTCAAGAGCCTGGTCACCGGGCTCGGCACGTCCAAGGACAAGCGCAGCGGCCTGAGCCATTACCTGCGGCTTCTGTCGCCCGACGAGCTGACCGCGGCGTATCGGTGCGACTGGTTGGCCCGCAAGGTCATCGACATCATTCCCAACGACATGACCCGGGAGTGGCGGGACTGGCAGGCCAAGGGGCCCCAGATCGAGAAGATCGAAGCCGTCGAGAAGTCGCCGCTCACCAACCTTCAGGTGAAGGTGACCCGGGCGATGCAGACCGCGCGCCTTCTCGGCGGGGCGGTGATCTACATCGGCATCCGCGGCGACGATCCGAGCCGGGAGCTCGTGCCGAGCCGGGTCGGGCAGGGTGACCTTGCCTATCTCCACGTCCTGAGCCGCTACGGCGTCAGCGCGCGCGAGCTGATCAGCGACGTGACCTCTGAGTTCTACGGCCAGCCCGCCTACTACGAGGTCAGCGGCGCCAGCGGGCGCATGGCGCGGGTCCACCCGTCACGCATGGTTCGCTTCGAGGGCGCGCCGATCCTAGAGCGCCAGTTCGCGGCGACGAGCGATGCCTGGGCCGACAGCGTCCTGCAGGTGGTTTACGACGCCGTCCTCAACGCGACGTCGTCGCAGCAGCACATCGCGGCGCTGATCCCCGAGGCGAAGACCGACGTGGTCTACATCCCGGGCTTGGCGGGCTACGCGGCGAGCCAAGCCGGCCAGGCCAAGCTGACGGCGCGCTTCGGCTACGCGAACGAAGTGAAGTCGATGTTCAACATGCTGCTGCTTGACGGCACCGGGCCGAACGGGTCGCAGACCGGCGGCGAGCAGTGGCAACAGAAGCAGATCAGCTTCGCCCAGCTGCCCGAGCTGATGCAGAAGTTCCTGCAGATCGCCGCGGCGGCGGCCGACATCCCGGTCACGCGCATGCTGGGGGAAAGCCCGGGCGGACTGAACAGCACCGGCGATGCCGATCTGCGTAACTACTACGACAACGTCGCCGCCCGACAGAAAACAGAGCTGGCCCCGGCTTTGAACCGGCTGGACGAGATCGTGATCCGATCCGCCCTCGGCGCGCGGCCGCGGGGCATCTACTACGACTGGGCCCCGCTCTACGGCCTCACCGAGAAGGAGCGGGCCGAGGTCTTCAAGATGAAGGCCGACGCCGCCCGGGCCCTGGCAGGCGCCAAGGGTGGGGCGATCCTGCCGCTGAACGCCCTCTCCGATGCCCTGGTGAACACCTTCGTCGAAGACGGCGCGCTTCCCGGGCTCGAGGCGGCGATCGAGGAGCATGGCCGCCTCGCTGACCAGCCTGAGCAGGCCGAGACCCCCGACGAGACCCCCGACGAGGGCGAGGGCAAGCCCGAGGCGGTGACGGACGCTGCGCCGCGCACGCTCTACGTCAGCCGCAAGCTGCTGAACGCCGCCGAGTTCATCGCCTGGGCCAAGGCGCAAGGGTTCGAGACCACGACGCCGGCCGACGAGCTGCACGTCACGGTCGCCTACAGCCGGACGCCCGTGGACTGGATGAAGGTCGGCCAGACCTGGGGCGGTGATGACGGCAAGCTGACGGTCGCGGCCGGCGGCGCGCGCCTGGTGGAGCCGCTGGGCGACAAGGGCGCGGTCGTCCTGCTGTTCAACTCGTCGGAGTTGGCGTGGCGGCACATGTCGATCCGCGAGGCCGGCGCCTCGTGGGACCACGACGAGTACCAGCCCCACGTCACCATCACCTACAGCGGCCAGGGCGTGAACCTCGACGAGGTCGAGCCCTACCGCGGCAAGCTCGTGTTCGGCCCCGAGGTCTTCGAAGAGATCGACGAGGACTGGGCCGGGAAGCTCACCGAGGCCTGACCCCATGCAGTTCACCGACGCAGTGGCCGTCGCCGGCACCCGGCGGCGCGATGACGGCTACCTGGTCGCCGACGCCCGCATCGCGCGCACCGGCATTCAGCTCTACCGCGGCTCCGAGGTCGGCCGGCCTGAGATGGACGTGGTCCGCGTCTACCGCCCCGGCGCCGAGGTGTTCTCCGAGGACACCCTGAAGAGCGCCGCCCACCGGCCGGTCACCAACGACCACCCGCCCGAGATGGTCAACGCCGGGAACTGGCGGAAGTACGCCCGCGGCCAGACCGGCGACGAGGTGCGCGGCGAGGGCATCTTCATCCGCGTCCCGCTGATGGTCAGCGACCAGGCGGCGATCGACGACATCGAAGCCGGCAAGCGCGAGCTCTCCGCCGGATACACCTGCGAGATCGACTTCACCCCCGGCGTCACCGACGGCGGCGAGGCCTACGACGCCCGCCAGACCAACATCCGCCTGAACCACGTCGCCATCGTCGCGCGTGGCCGGGCCGGTCACGAGGTTCGCATCGGAGACGGTGCGGCGCCCTGGGGCGTGAGCCCAATTGCTGACGCAACGGCTAACCGCGCAGATATCAGCGAAGCCAAGCGCCAGCTCAAAGCCGCGATCGTGCTCCACGAAAAACACATGAACGGGACCGCGCCAACCACGGGCCCTGAAGGCGAGAAATCGCAGCAGAAGATGATGGACCTGATGGTGGCGGCCCTTGAGGCGCTCACGGGCCAGTCTGCGGGAATGGGCGGCGGCATGGACGCGGACCCGGACCAACCTCCTTTTCACCGGGGCGCCAGCCCCATCCACGCAGCAGACAGAAAGGACCCGGACATGCCGGACACTCTGCGCACTGTGATGGTCGACGGTCTCTCTGTCAGCACGACTGACCAGGGCGCCCAGGCCATCGAGAAGCTGACCAAGGAGCGCGACGACGCCCGCAAGGCGACGGCCGACGCCCAGACCACCCACCAGACCGCGCTCGCCGCCAAGGATGCCGACCTCGCCAAGAAGGACGCCGAGATCGACGACCTGAAGGGCAAGGTGCTCGACGGCGCCGCGCTCGACGCCCTGGTGGCGAAGCGGGCCGGCCTGGTCGCCACCGCCAAGGCCATCGCGCCGGCGGTGAAGGCCGACGGCCTCTCGGACGCGGATCTGCGCCGCGCCGTCGTGGTCGCCAAGGTCGGTGACGCGGCCGTGAAGGACCGCTCCGACGACTACATCACCGCCCGCTTCGACATCTTGGCGGAAGCCGTGGGCCAGACCCGCGACACCTTCCGCGAGGTGGTCAGCGACGGCGTGTCCAGCATCACGGACGCCGAGAAGGCGCACGCCGATGCCAAGGCCGCTCGCCTGAAGCACTTCGAAACCGCCCACACCGGCGCCGCGGCTTAAGGAGCAACGCACATGGCTGTCGTTCAGAGCACCTACGCCTCGGCCATCGCCGCGGGTTATCCCGGCATGGTCGCCAACGGCGAGGATTCCAACCGCATCTCGCGCACCTGCGAGGACGCCGGCGGCATTCCGTTCGGCGCGCCGGTCTACCGCGGTTCCGGCGACTACGGCTGCACCGCCACCGTGGGCACCGCCGCCACCTTCCTCGGCTTCGCCATCGCGGACCACGGCGTTCAGCCGCTGCCCGGCGGCGTCGCGGCCGACATCTACCCGCAATACTCCAGCGTCGCGATCCTGACCTCGGGCGTGATGTGGGTCACCGCGACCGGCGCCAACGTGGACGGCGCCGCCGTCACCATCGGCACCGGGGCGGGCGCCTCGGACGGCATCGGCGACACCGCCGCTGACGCCACGCACATCGGCACCAACGGCTGGGTCTTCGATGACACCACCACGGCGACGGGCCTCGCCCGCATCGCCAAGCGCTAAGGGGGCGCCAGACCAATGCCCGAGATCAACTTCCTCGACGCTCAGCAGGCGCTGGGCTTCATCGTCCCGCAGCAGCTTCGGATCGAGACCCAGGTCTACCAGGTCAAGTACCCGAGCTTCGACTATGCCCGCCTGATGTTCGTCAACACGGACGGCGACATGTGGGACATCGGCTCGGTCTTCTATTCCGGCGACATCGCCGGGAAGGCCGAGTTCCTGGCCGGCAAGGCGTTCGACATGCCGTACGCCGACATCAGCCGCACCCAGTTCCTGCAGCAGAACCAGCTGGCCGGCATCGGCTATGAGTGGTCGCTGCAGGAGCTTCAGCGAGCGGCGAAGCTCGGCCGGGACCTGGGCTCCGACAAGGCGTCGGCGGCTCGCCGCGTCGCGGAGATGTTCCTCTACAACATCGCCATCCGCGGCAGCACCGAGAAGGGCTGGACGGGCCTCATCAACGACCCGAACGTGCCCACCGCCAACGTGGCCGCCGACGGCTCTGGCTCCTCGCGTCTGTGGTCGACCAAGACCGCCGACCAGATCAACCGGGACATCAACCTGGCGATCGAGGGCGTCTACAACAACACCGGCGAGACGGAGATGGCGAACCGGCTGCTGCTGCCCACCACGCGGCTGCAGTACATCGCCCGCACCCGCATCGGCGACACCTCGGACACGATCCTGAAGTTCGTGCGCGAGAACAACGCCTACACCGCCCAGACCGGCCAGCCGCTGGAGATCATCGGCTCCCGCGAGCTGGAGACCGCCGGCGCGTCCTCGACCGCCCGCATGGTCGCCTACAACAACAGCCGGGACGTGGTGCAATTCCACCTCCCCGGGCCGCACGAGTTCCTGCCGGCCTTCCAGAAGTCCTCGATGACCTGGGAGGTCGCCGGCATCATGAACACCGGCGGCACCGAGGTCCGGCTCCCCAAGGCCATGAACTACCTGGACGGGATCTGAGCCATGCCGAAGCACACCTTCACCAACACCACCAAGGGTCCGAAGGGCGTCGTGACGTCCGACGGCGCCACCGTCTACGTCGAGCCCGGCGCCACCAGCGCCGAGCTGGACGTCACCGACGGCGATCTGAAGGCCGTGAAGGAATCGGGCTGGTTCGAGCTCGACGCCTCCAAGGCCAAGCAGGAGAAGGCGCGGGAGGCGGCTGAAGAGCCGTCGGCCGCCCCGGCTCCCGAAGCGGCCAAGAAGTAGGCCGCGACCATGGCGGGGTACGGCGCTGATCAAAGCTTCGGGGACTGGCTGGCCGCGAACGGCTACGTCATGCCCGAAGGCTCCCCATCGGCTGCCGTGCTCCGCCAGCGCGGTTCCTCGTACATCGACGGGCTCTACGGAGCCCGCTTCCCCGGCACGCCGACCAACGGCATCGCCCAGGAGCGCGCCTGGCCGCGCACCGGCGCGGTCGCCGCATCCGGCGAGGCCATCGCCTCCGACGCGATCCCGAACGCCGTCATCGAGGCCAGCTACTTCGCCGCCTACTACGAGGCGCAGAACCCGGGCGCCCTGACCGTCGCCGCCAGCGCCGCGGGCGCGGTGAAGCGCGAGAAGGTCGGCTCCCTGGAGACCGAGTATTTCGAGGCCAGCGGCTCGGCCGCGGCCAACGCCATCCCTGTGCTGAGCGCCGTCGAAGGCCTGCTCGCCCCGATCCTAGCCCCCGCCGACTTCCCCGCCGTCCTGGTGGTCTGATGCCGGACTACGACGCCCGCTTCCTCGCCATGGCCAGCCGCATGCTGGCCCCGAAGCCGAGAGGGAAGGGGCAGACCGTCACCGTCCACCAGCCCGCGACGGACGGATCGTTCGACCCCGCCACCGACACCGTGATCGCGCCGACCCCGCCCGTCGACCACACCGGCTCGGGCGTCGAGGATCGCTACTCCGCCTTCGCCCTGACGACAGGGGCGGTCGAGGCCGGTGACGTCCGCTTCCTGCTGTCGCCGCTGAAGGCCGACGGCTCCCCGATGCCCGAGCCTGTCGCGGACGCCTGGTCGATCACCCAGGGCGGCAAGCGCTGGACGATCAAGCGGGTGGAGCGGATCGCGCCGGCCGGTGTCGCGGTGCTCTACGACCTCACCCTGCGGCTGTCCTGATGTCCCTCGTCGCCGACCTGAAGCGCTTCAAGCGCGAGCGGGTGCAGGAACTGCCGTCGCGCATCGTCGCCGAGACCGTGCGTGAGTTCTCCGACCGCCTGGTGCGGCAGTGGTCGCCCTACGGTGACCCCGCGCTCTGGAAGGCGCCGCCGCCGGCCGACTACCGGCCGGGCAACTTCCGCAGCAGCTGGTTCCTGAGCATCGGGGCGGCGAGCACCGAGACCACGACCTCGACCGACCACGATCAGGAGCCCTGGCACATGGAGCGCCTTGCCGACTTCAAGGTGGGCGAGAGCGTCTTCCTGACGAACAGCGCGCCGCATGCGGGCGCACTTGAACATCAGCACAGCTCGCAGGCGCCCTTCGGCATCATGGTCAACGCGCTGGAGTTCGAGGGCATCGCCTACAGCGCGGCCCGGAGGATCGCAGGGTGAGCGACTACTTCGAGGCCGAAAAGGACGTGCCGGCCCTCCGACGCGCCCGGGGCGCGTACATCGCAGCGCTGCTGGATGACCTTCTTCCGCCGA